AATTAGGAGGGCGTTCTGAATTGATTGAAGCGTACGAACTTTTCAAGGCGGTATATGTTAACGACCGAGTTCAAAAGTTGGAGCGTGTATTTAACTACCTATTTTCTTTTAATGGTTTGGCGGTTTTGGAAATTGAACCGACCGATCCAATTACCGAGCGTTTGAGCGAAAACTCCTTGGTTCAAATCATGACCAAAAACGAACTGCGAGAAAAAGCAGGTTTGCCACCGATTGAAGAAGTTGATCCTGCAAAGGAAGCGCAAAGCTTTAACCACGTAGAATTTCGCAAAGAGAAACAAGAGTTAGAGTTGTTCCAAAAGTTCGGGGTAGATCGCAGTTCATTCGTGGAATTGAAAAGCCGTGCGATGCGTTACGGGTTTGAACTGATGGAACAAGAGTTCGCCAGTGAGTACGCTGAATTGGATGCGGAAATCTTAAAGCTAATCGAAAAAGATCCTGCAATAACTTCCGATGCAATCGCCCAAAAAACGGGGCAGTCAATCGACCTAATTTCAAGCCGTATAAGCGCATTAATCGAAGCGAAGGCAATCAATATCCGTGGAGCATTAAAAGAGCTTGGAGAGTCGGCAAAGGACTTTATTAAGCCACGCAATCCCGATAATGTGCCATTGGTTCAAGTGATGTATAAATACGACGTACTTCCCGAGTACGGTCCACAAAAATTGATTAGTGGTAGCCGTGAATTTTGCGTGAAAATGATTGAACTCGGTAGATATTACACACGTGAGGACATCAACCAAATTTCCCAAATCATGGGGTATAGCGTTTGGGAGCGAAAAGGCGGTTGGTACACCAAACCAGGAACAGAACAACATTATCCTTCATGCCGTCACACTTGGATGCAAGTTTTAGTTAAGCCGAAATCATGAGCCAAAAAGCATTATTCATAACCGAGAAACAACTTAAAGATGCTTCGTTAATCAACGAGAACGTGAGCATGGTAAAATTACGTCCTACGGTAATCATGTGCCAAGAGATGCACATACAACCGATTATCGGGAGCGACCTTTACAAAGAGTTACAAACGCAAATTATAGGCAATACGCTAACCCAAGAGAACGAGGACTTGTTAAGCGACTACATTCAGCCATGCCTTCAAATGTGGGTGCAAATGGAGTTCCCAATGGCTTTCGGTTTTCAGTTGCGGAATAAGAACGTGGAGCGTGGAACTGACCAAAATAGTACGCAGGCGAGCGTTGGTGAGTTACAGCGTTTGATTGATTACTACAAAGGAAAGGCGGAGTGGTACGCTGAACGTATTACCCGTTTTATCTTAGCGAACTTGAACGATTACCCTGCATATCAAACACCGACCTCGGACATCGATACCATTTACCCAAACCGACGTAACTACACTTCGGGGTTGGTATTGGATAACAACCGTTGTTGCGGTGATTACGCCAAACGTTATCAAGCGAACTATAACAGAGATTGCGATTGCTATTAATATGAGCGCACACAAAAAGAATCAAGAAAAGTTACGGGTTTATTTAGAGAAAAATGCAAAGTTGGAACACGATAAAAAGAAGCTTACGGGAGTTCGCAGAGGATCATCCACTCGTTAACTCGTTTGGAACGGGCAATATCTTAGACCCCGATAGTGCAAACATTGCCAACTTCGTAACTCCTGCGGTTGATCGCATTTATTACCCGTTGGTTTTCGCTACGTTGGAAGGTTCACGATTCGCCACTAATTCCGTTCAGTTTTTGGTGGGGTTGGTGTTTATGGATAAGATTGAGGAAAGCCAAAAGGTAGCAGACCGCCCAACTGGTTCGGACGCTTTGGATTTTCAAACGTTGCAACCCGATGAGGTAATGAGCGATATGACTCAACTTGCAGGGGATTTCATGATTAAGTACCAAAGAACGTTTGGGAACGATTACGATATTACCGCCGATGCGAACGTGGATTATTTTGTTGATAGGTTTGGCGATCGTGTTGCAGGATGCCGTGCGGTGCTAACGTTCAACGTTCCTTTGGGTTTATCCATTTGCGAAATACCTACGCCTGCCAACCCCGATATTTGTTATTACGGGGCGGTTGAAGCGACGATTGACATTGACCTTTACACTGGCAACGAAAAAGCGGTTGCACCGAGCGAGCCGTTCCAATTAGTGTTTGACGGGAATGCGGTTAGCAATCTATTTTTGTGGTTTGCCGTACCTTCCGATTACAACCTTTCGCACTGGTTTAGAACTGCGTTTGACCAAGGGAACTTCCTCGATTTATTCGAGGTGTACGATACCCAAGACGGATATACTATTTATGTAACCAAGTGGCAAACCGAAGCCACTGTACCAATGACTTTGCAATGATTAGATTAAGCGATAATTTAGAAGTAAACAAGCCTGCACCGATTGACGATCGTTTGGGTGTTTTCAGTTCAACCGCCTCGGCTTTGGCGTATATTCCCGAGGATAGGCGTTATATTGGTTTAACCGTGATTGTTGACACGGGAAGCGGAGCTACCGAGTATTGGTTTGAGAATGGTGTTGAAGATGGCGATTTAATCGCCAAGTCCACGGGTGGCGGTGGTGCTACGTGGGGAAGCATTACGGGAACGTTAAGCAATCAAACGGACTTGCAGAACGCATTGGATGCGAAAGTGCCTTACACGGGTGCAACGCAAAACGCTGACCTTGGTGAGTATCAAATTAAAGCAGGGCAATACGAGTTCGACCAAACACCAACGCAAAGCGCAGGCGTGGCAAAGCTACGTTGGAATGATACGGATGGAACACTTGACCTCGGTTTGAAAGGTGGTAACGTAACGTTACAAATCGGGCAGGAGCAAGTTGTTCGAGTGGTGAATGGAACGGGTGCAAACCTTTTAGAATCAAACTACCAAGCGGTTAGAATCACGGGAGCGCAAGGGCAAAGATTACAAGTGCTATTAGCACAAGCTAACAACGATGCCAACTCGGTTGATACAATTGGATTGGTTACGGAAAACATCAACAACAATCAAGAAGGGTTTATTACTACAAGCGGATTAATTCGCAACATTGATACCACGGGTTCGCTTCAAGGTGAAACGTGGAACGATGGGGATTTGCTTTATCTTTCAGGTACAACGCCAGGAGCGATCACCAAGGTTAAACCGAGCGCACCTACTCACACTATCGTTGTGGGTTATGTTGTTTATGCTCACGCAAATAACGGAAAAATCTTCGTTAAGGTTGACAATGGTTACGAGTTGGACGAACTTCACAATGTTTCAGCCGTTTCTCCAAGCAACCGAAATGGATTGTTTTACAACTCAGGTACTTCACTTTGGGAAAGCCGTGCGATTGTAGAAGCTGATTTGCCTACGTTGAACGCTTATCCACGTGTTTACTTTGTCAACTCTTCCGCTTCGGCATCCGTTACCACTTTGGCGAAAATCTTTGAAGGTTCAGCTATTAACATAACCGATATGCGAGTAGGTACGACTTTTATTTGTAGTGGATTTTATACGGGTAGCGGATCAAGTACTAAGGGGTTTGGTTTGAGTTCAAATAATACAACGCCCACGCTTTCTACGGGAACGTTTACAAGCGGTCAATTCTACTTTGTGGCACGTTATATTGGTGGGGTGAATGGAACGCTTAGGATTAGCCGTGTTGGTGGTGCAGGATTCGGAGTAAGTGCCACGACCTCTTACGTTGATATTAACGCTTCAAGCGGTACGCACACGCTTTCTTTTTGGGGTTCTTCCTCAACGGGAACAATCATTGTTGAACATTGCCTAATTCAAATGATTTATTAATGGAGTACTTAATTATTACCGATACTGAGAACTATTTCCCAAACTTTGGCGAAGCGGTTGATTTTTACAATTTGTATGGTGGTCGTATATTTCAAAAACGTGCCGAGGGTGTTTACGATGAAATTTTTGTACCATGAAGACCTGGTTGTTACATTTATGGATTGGATTAGTGGCGTTTATTTCACCACTCTTTCCCCTTGCCATTTTAGTTTCTACTTTGATTGGTACGGATTTCGTTTTCGGGATTTATAGGGCGTACAAAACAAAGCAGGAAATTAACAGCCGTAAGATGGGACACACGATTAGCAAATTGTTTCTGTACAATTTAGCGGTGCTATCCGTGTTTATGTTGGAAAAGTTAGTGATTGGTACCGATACCCAGTTTACTAAGGTTGTGGTTGGTGTTGTTGCAATGGTAGAACTTAAAAGCATTGACGAAAGCTTTAAGCTTTTGTACGGCTTTTCAATATATGAATCGCTGATTGATAAGATTAAGCGAGGTACAAACGAAAATAAAACCCCCAAATTATGAAAAATTTGAAAAATTTATTGCCGAAAAAAGCAAATGAAATGGATTTAATGGAGCGATTGAAAGCTCCAACCCCTCCATTCTTTGAGAAATTGCGCACGATTGGAATCGTTGTAGGCGTTGTAGGTGGTGCGTTGGCTACCGCTCCCGTAGCTTTACCCGTGGCTTTGGTTAGTTTGAGCGGTTATTTAATTACCGCTGGCACGATCATTACAACTATTTCACAAATAACTGTTGACGAGAGCAAATAATTCGTATCTTTACGCTTGTTAGGTTGCATTTCATAGTGTTAT